GTTTATCAAATGTTGAATTCCAAATTGATGATTTTGTATGTAAATATTATTTAGTAGAAATTTCAAATTAATAAAATGAGTGAACAATTAGAATTATTCCCACAAGAGGAATTACAAGAAGTAAATATTCCAGAAGCACAACCAATTACGGACGCAGAATGGTGTTTTCAATTCTTTAACAATGAACCAATAGTATTTGCTTTTTCAAATGAAGGAGAAATCGCAACACCATTGGCTTTACAAATTCAACCAAAAGAAGGAGAAGGATTAAACTTCCAACAAAATGGAATGTCTTTTAGAATTTTCCCAAGACCAATTAGTGAAGAAACAAAAAAAGAAAGAGAGAATGCAAGTCAAAATAAAGAAGCTTAGTCCTAACGCAGTTATTCCAACTTACGCAAAAGATGGAGATGCCGGTATGGATATGGTGGCAACACATATTATAAACGAAACTTTGGATTCTATTACATACGGAACGGATATTGCAATGGAAATCCCGAAAGGATTTGTAGGATTAGTATTCCCTCGTTCATCAATTAGAAAAACCCACTTATTTTTAAGTAATTCGGTAGGTGTAATTGATAGTGGATATAGAGGTGAAATACAGGCTACCTTTAAGAAAATACAAGGAGTAAGTAATAATGCATTGGATAATTATAAAGTTGGTGATAGAATTTGTCAACTTACAATTATTCCATATCCACCAATTGAGTTTGAAGAAGTAGAAGAATTAAATAACACCGAAAGAGGCGAAGGCGGATTCGGTTCAACTGGAAAATAATATGAGTTTTTTCGCAAACGAAAACAATAAAAAAGAACATAGCTTGTGGGTGGAGAAATACCGCCCACAAACTCTTGCTGACTATGTTGGTAATGAAACCATCAAAGAAACAATTCAGCAATACTTAGATGCAAACGATATTCCACATTTGTTGTTATACGGAAAGGCGGGTACGGGTAAGACCACACTTGCTAAACTAATCGTAAACACAATCAAATGTGACTTTATGATTATCAACGCATCGGATGAAAACAATGTCGATACTGTTAGAACAAAAGTTAAAAACTTCGCATCATCGGTTGGATTTGCAGGTTTCAAAGTAATCATCTTAGATGAGTTTGATTATATGACACCGGGAGCACAAGCGATTTTGAGAAACTTAATGGAAACATTCAGTAAGCATTGTCGTTTCATCTTAACCTGTAACTACATTGAAAAAATCATTGACCCTATCCAAAGTAGATGTCAATCTTTCGCAATCACTCCTCCGACTAAGAAGGATGTGGCAGTTCAGGTAGCAAAGATATTAGATGCTGAAAAGATTAAGTATGAACCAAAGAATATGGCTGATGTGATTAATTCATATTATCCAGATATTAGAAGGATACTCAATACTTGTCAATTACAATCTGCAAAAGGAGAATTAAAAGTAGACCACAAAATTATGGTTGAATCAAACTTTGCAAGTAAACTTATTGACTTATTGAAATCAAATGACGATAAGAGAAATTTGTTTATGAATATCAGACAGGCAGTTGCTGACAATAAACTAAATGACTATTCGGAAATGTATACAATGTTATACGACAAAGTTGACGAATATGCAACTGGAAATGTTGCAAATGTGATTCTAACTATTGCAGATGGTCTTTCAAAGGATGCATTAGTAGTCGATAAGGAAATCGTATTTATGTCTACAATTATACAAATATTAAACATTATAAAATAAACAAAATGGAACAAGGACAAGGACAATTACCAATGAATTTTAACTTAAACGATGCAAGAGATATGAATTGTGATTGTGGTGGAAAGATTTTCCTACCAGCATATAGATTCAAAAAGATATCTCGTCTTTTAACAGGCCAACCAAAAGATTCGGTAATGCCAATTGAATTGTATGTGTGTGCAAGTTGTGGAGCTCCATTGAATGAGTTATTGCCACAAGAATTACAAGAAACAAAAATTACAGAATAATGGCAGCAAAGTTGTTTGACCATATCAATGCAATAACTACCATACAAGACCCAAAGTATTTTGACAAACTATCTGACGAAGATGTAAAAACTTGGAGTAATTTTATGATAAATAGATTTCTATCAATGAAGCCTGAATGGGTTGAGTTGGTAGCATCTCTATTGCCATTAACACAAACTTTACAACCAAAAGAAATGTATAAGTTGTATATTAGTGTTATTCCAAAGGGTAAATACTTTTTGAAATATATAAAAGGTAAATCGGAAGATAAATACGAACAATTCATAGTAGACCTTTTAAAGAAAGAATACGACTGTTCAGAAAACCAAGCTATTGAATATTTGGAAGTTCTTTATTCTACGAGAGAAGGTAGGGAATATATGAAATATGTTTGTGAAAAATATGGTGTAGATAAAAAACAAATTACAAAATTGAAATTAAAAATTTAATGGAACAATTACCATCACAAACCTATTGTAAATTCCCGTTTATGCATTTATGTTCATTAGCGGATGGACAAACTAAACCATGTGGAATAGCTGAAGAATTTCAGCCTATTATGAATTTAAATGATATGTCTGTCGAAGAAATATTTAATTCGGATAAAATGAAAGAACTCCGAAAAGATATGATGACTGGAAAAAGAAATAAAGTTTGTGAAGTATGTTATAAAAAAGAAGATGCGGGTGAACCAAGTGTAAGACAATTTTATAATTCCAATGAGTTGTGGCATCATCCGGAAGTAAATGATGACTATTCGGTTGAATCGCAATTTCAACATATCGACATTAGATTTACAAATCTTTGTAATTTCAAATGTAGAATGTGTGGACATGATTCATCATCGCATTGGTATGAAGATGCAAAGATTATGGAACCTGAATTTATGAAAGGTAGAGAAAAGGTTATCAGTATACGAGATAATATTGTTGATGAATTGATACCACATCTTAAAAAAATAAAAAGTATATATTTTGCAGGAGGTGAACCATTGATTATGCCGGGTCATTTTAAAATTTTAAAATGGTTGTATAACAATATGCCAATCGATGAAGAAAGAGATTGTAGACAATTACGAATCCATTACAATACAAACTTATCAATAACCAAATTCGAAGAAACCGATTTGATAGAAATGTGGAAAGGATTTAAAAGAGTATTTTTATCAATATCATGTGATGGGATTGGTGAAATAGGAGAATATATTAGAACAGGTTGGAAGCATGATGTTTTTGTCGAAAATATGAAAAAGGTTAGAAAATATTTTATACCACATGGTGCAAAGTTGGGAGATAAAAAAATTACAAATGAACTACATTATAATTTTCAGTTTACAACAACTATTTGGAATATACATCACATATTTGACTTTATTAAATTTATGAAAGAAAATAAATTTATTAAAAGTACTAATAATATTGATTTTTATTATGCATGGCAACCATCGCACTCTTCAATAAATAATCTAACACCACCTGCAAAAGAAAGTATTAGAAAATTGTTTAAAGAAAAAATGAAAAACATAAGTTCTAAAAAAACTAAAAATGAATTAAAGGCAATATTAGCATTTATGGATACTACACCAAATGTTACTCCGGAATATGTCAAAGAATATAATGATAAATTAGACAATTTACGAAATTCGTTTTTAAAGTTACCATAAAATAATTTGGTAAATCCAAATAAATTGTCTATATTAGATATATTATGGCAAGAGTATCATTTTCACAATATAGTATGTGGCATAGTTGTCCACACCAATACAAATTAGCATACATAGATAAGTTAGGAGAAAACTCTTCTAACATACATTCAATCTTTGGAACTGCAATGCACGAAACACTTCAAAACTATTTGGAGAAATGTTTAAGAATATCAAAGTCACAAGCTGACAAAATGATTGACTTAAAGGAGTATCTAAAAGAAAGAATGAGAGATGCGTATCTTAAAGAAACGGAAGGTGAAATAGGAAATACTACAATATGCACCAAAGAAGAAATGGTGGAGTTTTTAGAAGATGGAAATGTCTTATTAGATTGGTTTCAAAAACCCAAAAACTTTAACAAATTCTTTTCGTTAAAACACGATGAGTTGGTAGCAATTGAA